CACTCCTGTAAAGCCTATTATGGATAATATTTACCTTGACTGGTTCTTCTTCTTCGTTCCTAATCGTCTTGTATGGAATCATTGGCAAAACTTTTGCTTTGAACAGGAGGACCCTGACGATTCCACTGATTACGTTTGCCCTACTACTTCTTTGGTTGGTAAGGCAGATGATACCTTACATGGTGTAGGTACCCTTTGGGACTATTTTGGTCTTCCTACAGGTCTTCCTAATACTATATCTGGTATTAACGCTCTTCCTTTTCGTGGCGTTTATCTTATCTGGAATGAGTGGTTCAGAGATGAAAATTTGCAGAAATCCGTAAAGATTCAAAAAGGTGATACCAACGAGGTTTTTGATGGTTCCCGTGTTTCTGAACAACCTGAATGGCTTCAGGGAATTCCTGAAACCTATCTTCCTTGTCCACCTCGTGGTAAGCGCCATGATTATTTTACTTCTGCCCTTCCTTGGACCCAGAAAGGTCCCGGTGTGTCTATAGGTTTAGCTGGTACAGCTCCTATAGTAAATCAAGGTACTTTGCCTAACTTCTTCCTTTCGTCAACGTCTAATCAGCTTGCAGCTGTATCTGCTTATGGTGGCGATGCTTCTAACTCTGGTGGTACTCGTAAAGCTTCTGGTAGTGGCTCTATAACCTTTAATCGAGGTTCTGGTTCTGACTGGTCGAATGTTGGTGGTTTTGCAGGCAATTCTTCTGGTTCTATTACTATGACTGCCACTCCTGGCAATGCTTTGCTTGGAAGTGAATCTTACGTTAATCTTGATGCATCTTCTATCTTTACTATCAACAGTCTTCGTACTGCTTTCCAGATGCAGAAGTTCTACGAACGCCTTGCTCGTGGCGGTAGTCGGTACACAGAAGTCTTACGCTCTTTCTTTGGCGTTGTTTCTCCTGATGCCAGATTGCAACGTCCTGAATTTTTAGGCTCGTTTACTAAGATGATGAACATTAATCCTATAGCTCAGACTTCTAGTACCAATGACACGACACCGCAAGGCAACCTTTCCGCTTACGGTGTTACAGGTGCTAAGTTCCATGGTTTTACCAAATCTTTCGTTGAGCATGGTTATGTTTTTGGCTTCTGTTGCGCTCGTGCTGATTTGACTTATCAGCAAGGTATTAACCGTATGTGGACTAGGTCTACTGTTTATGATTGGTACTGGCCTACTTTTGCTCATTTAGGCGAGCAGGCTGTTCTTCTTAGGGAAATTTATGCTACTGGTGATACCGAACAGGATAATTCTGTATTTGGCTATCAGGAACGTTATGCCGAGTATCGGTATAAACCTTCTGTGATTTGTGGAAAATTTAGGTCTAACATTAAAGGCAATCTTGATGTGTGGCATTTGTCTCAGTATTTTGAAACTGCTCCTAAGTTGAGTCCTGAATTTATTCAGGAAGATATTCCTATAGGCCGTATTATTGCTGTTCCCAGCGAGCCTCAATTTTTGATTGATATAGGATTCAAGTACACTACTGTTCGACCTATGCCTATGTTTGGTACTCCTGGCCTTGTTGACCATTTCTAAGGAGTTGATTTTATGTCTTGGTTATCTGATGCGGCTGGTTCTATAGCTGGTTCTATATTTGGTTCTGCTGTTCAGGGTCATTATAATTCTGCCGCTTCAGCTCAACAGAATGAATGGAATGTTGAAAATTATAAACATCGTTATCAATGGGCTATGGAAGATATGCGCAATGCTGGTCTTAATCCTATTCTTGCCGCTACTAATGGTATTGGTGGTAGCATTGCAGGTGCATCTGCTGCTAGTATTGGTATGCCTGATGTTGCTGGCAATCTTAGCTCGGCTCGTGGCGTTTCTGCCGCTTCTAAACAGGCTAAAGTAGCCGAGAATCTTTCTGTTAGTCAGATTGAGAAGAATATTGCTGATGCTAAAGCTTCTTCTGCTAATGCCGGTCTTGCTACTGCTAATACTACTAATGCAGGCCTTCAGAACAAGCTTTTGCAGAATGATGTTGATTTTAAGACTAAAACTTTTGATCAGCGTGTACAATTTGAATTTGACCGCATGAAAGCTGAAATTGATAATCTTCATAAGCTCGGTCAGATGTATGATGCTAATTCTTTGAATGCAACTGCTTCTGCTTTGCGTGCCAATTCTGCAGCCGCTTTTGATAATGTTCAAACGGAGCTTGCAGGCTATGAACGTGACTTTTATAAGTCCCTTGGTGACCTTGGAGCTGATGCTAAAGTCATGGGTCCTGCTATTGGCAAAGGTGTTGCTGGTGCTATTGGTAAAGGCATCGGATTCTTGAGAAAACGTTATTTTGGAAGGTGATTTTTATGTCAAACAAAACTACCATGATTCTTACTTTTATCGTATCTGTTGTCGTTCCCTTTATCCAAGAAGTCGTAGATTTGATTGAAGCTTTAAAAGGTAAGTCTAGCGCTAACTTGGTTACTGCCAAGAAGGTGGCTTCTGACTTTCAAGCCGATGTTAGTGAAGTTCTTACTCCAGTTTCTTCTAAAAAAGATTCTTCTAAAGGTTCTTCTCGTTTTTTCGGTTCTTGGAGAGATAAATAATGCGTAGGCGTCGGATTAGTAGAAGAGGTTCTCGTCGACTCTTCCGCCGTACATCCAGACCCAGACGTAGAAATCTTCGTAGAGTACAGCGAGGCGGATTTAGGATTTGACAATTCCGTTATAATCCGTTATAATCTGTAACGGTGATGATATGGTTTGCTTTAATCCTATGCTTATGACTGATGTTGTTGGAGCGTATACTAAAAACGGTAAACAGCATCGTGCTTTCTATGGTTCTTTGGCTAATAATCCTCATCTCGCTTCTGATAATAGGTTTATTCGTGTTCCCTGCGGTCAGTGTCTTGGTTGCAGGCTAGAACGTTCACGTCAATGGGCTGTTAGATGCGTGCATGAGGCTCGTGTGTCTGAATCTGCTTATTTCTTAACTTGTACTTTTGATAATTATCATTTGCCTGCCGATAAATCTTTGTCGGTGAAATTTCATCAAACTTTTTTGAAGAATCTTCGTAGAGAGTTTGGTTCTGGAATTCGTTTTATCGGTTGTGGCGAATATGGTGAATTACATGGTCGTCCCCATTATCATTACATTTTTTATAACATTGATTTGTCTGATAAAATTTTTGCATTCCGTGCCGATGGCTATAATACCTATACTAGTCCTCGTTTTGGTAAAGTCTGGAAGTACGGTATGCATCTTATCGGTGAGTTTAGCTTTGATGCCGCTGCTTATGTCGCGCGCTACATAGTTAAAAAACAGACTGGTTCTAATTCTAACGAACATTATAAAGGTCGAACCCCTGAATTTCTCGTAGCTTCTCGTAGGCCTGGCATTGGTGCAGCTTGGCTTGAGAAGTATGGTCAAGATGTTTATTCCAATGATTTTGTCGTTATCAATGGCAGGAAGATGAGGCCTCCTCGCTTTTATGATAAGAAGTTTTCCGAAAAATATCCTGAATGGATTGACTGCGTTAAAGAAAATCGTGTTCAAAAAATGCTCTTTCATCTCGAAAATAACACGTTTGAACGTCTTGTTGACCGTTGCAGGTGTCTCGAAGGAAAGTATAAAACATTTCTTGGAAGAAAGCTTGACAAACAATTGTAATTGTGTCATACTATAACGGAAGGAGGCGATAATATAGATGAGCTTAAATTTTTAAAACATTGGTGTAATTTTAATAATTATGTTTTTAATCCCTTTTTTTCAGGCAGTAAATATGCTTGTTATAAGATTAAAACTTCTGACTGTTCCGTGATTCGTATTGATGATATGTATTATATTTTCAGCAAGGAGCAAGCTTTGATGTTTAATCGTGTTTTAAAATTGTATCGATCTCGAAAGGAAATTTTGTCTGATGAAAATTTATTCTGTTTATGATAAGAAAGCTGAATCTTTCAGCCCACCGTATGTTGCTCATAATGATTTGATTGCTCTTCGCAATTTTGAAGGGAGCGTGAATAACCCTGAATTTCCTATTTCGAAATACCCTGATGATTTTGCTCTCTATTATCTTGGCAATATTGGCGATATGGATGGTCGCTATTTCCTTAGCGATGACGAACTTAACACCGTAATGCCAAAACTTATAGGCGAAGCTCGTGATTATGTTGCAAAATCTTCTGAAAAGGAGTAAAATAAAAAAGAGCGATGCAAACTAAGACGTTCTCATTTGAGAACGTCTTTTTTTGTATCGCTACGCCCGCCGCGTTTAGGCGCCTGCGAAAGGAGGTGAAACTTTGAAATTTAAGACTCCCTATGATGATATTGAATCCCATGATCATTATGGAAAGGTGTTTAATTTGCCCTCACTTACTCTACAGGACGAGAAAGAGGAGACAGACATCAATTATATCGTCAATAAGTATTGCGACGGTCAGAGAGGCGTTTCTACGCTTGATTTAGGTAATACTGATATTTACCAGTATCTCCAGTTTGGTGATGCTACGCTTCCTGGCGATTACGAAACTGCTCTTGACCTTGTTTCTGGCGTTCGTGAAGAATTCTACACTTTACCTTCGAAACTTCGTGCGGAATTCAACCATGACCCTATGGAATTTGTGCAACGTTTGAATCGTCCTGAAACTTTAACTTTGCTTCAGGAATACGGTCTTTATACTCCTGACGTAGTACAAGATTCTATTGTAAAAGAACAAAATAATAATGAAAGTAACAATTTAGGAGAAAATGAAGAAAAAAAATAAAAACAGCGGCAGTCGTGCCAGTTACCTACTTGATGTAACTGGCACGACTGACGCAAAATTAAACTAAACCTTAATAAATATTTCTTTAGGTTTATTTTTAAGGTTTACACTCTAGAAAGGAGTAAAAAATGTCACGTAGAATCCGTGTTAAAGGTCATCGCTTTTCAGATGCTCCTGCTATGTATATGCGTCGCACTAAGTTCGACCGCTCACACGTTTATAAGACTACCTTTGATTCAGGTAAGCTTATTCCTGTGTTTATTGACGAGGTCTTGCCTGGCGACACTTCCAGTTTAAGGGTTAGGTATTTTTCTCGCCTTGCCACTCCTGTAAAGCCTATTATGGATAATATTTACCTTGACTGGTTCTTCTTCTTC